CACACCTGCTGTAATCAAACGGCAGGGTGTTCATCGCTCAACGCCTTGCAAACGGTCTGCAACAAGTTGAGCGTAACCAGCAATGTCAACCCAACTATCTGCATAGTTTGGATCGCCATTTAAGATTCTGGCAATCTTGTGGCAAATCATATCAAGTGCCTCAATTTGGTCGTTTTCAAGGGCGCATTGACGAATTGATTGATATGTAAACAATGTTCTTTTTAAACTTTGAGCAATTTCAGCATGACCCACAAAAGTGCCGTAACGCTTGCCTCGCTCATCAAGGATTTCGTCAATCATCACGACTCCTTTACAAAAACGCCATCTTTGTTGAGAAAACCCTTGCGATTTTCTATGACCTTAAATGCCTGATAGAAGCATTGACGAACATCCATGTCACACAGCACTGCTACGTTGACCAGTGTGACCATAACGTCACCAATTGCGTCTGCAATCTCAGCCTTGTCATTCTTGGCAATTGCTACCAACAACTCACAGGCTTCTTCAACGGTCTTGCTGGCTTGGCCTAGTGCTGTACCGTTTTCGTAGATGCCTCTGGCCTCAGCCCACTGCATGACCTGGAACTCTGTCATGCCAAAAGATTGTGTTTCTTTCATCAATCAGTGCCTCCAACTTGCATTACTTCTTGTTCGCCCTCTTGTTCTTTGAACTGAGCAACAAGTTTTTGGTGCAGTGGATATGCGTTTGATTCTGTTGGCAGTTGTCCAAGCACACGGACAATAAAAGCAGCTTCATTTGGTTCAAGTGTAAAAGTCATGGAATTATCCTGTTGAGATGTTAAAAGATATAAGGAGTTTAATAGACAGCCTTATACATCCTTAAATTTGATAGGTGGGGTACTCGCTGCGTCTGTCGGGTGATTCACTCAAGATACAAACGGCGCTAACCTATTTGCATATGTAAGAGCCACCTAGTTGCCACCGCTTAGGGACAGCATCCGCTTTCCCCCGTTAATCAGTACTTCCAAGTGATTGCTTTAACAGCCCACATCTGTGCTGTTTGCGCTTCTGTTATTGCAACACTGCACATGCGCTTGACCTCTGGATTTTCAGTCGTGTTGCGTAAGTCATTCATCATGTTTATAAGAATGGCAAATCCTGCTTTGCAAGCAGATACATTGTCATCACTGCTTGGGTTAAAAGTCAGTCCGACAGCTTTTTCGCCAAAAGTCATTTCGTTTGTATCACTCATAATTTTCTCCAGGTTAAAAAGGTGGGGCTTACTAACGGCTCAAGAGATAACGTCTATCACCATTTTCAGCCCCGTTAATCAGAAGCAGCTAGTTGTGCAACCGAACTGCGTACAGCAAACAGTGCAAGTGGTCATCTTGCCATTGATGTAGTAAGTGTTTGTTGTGCAACTGGCCCAAGTCATTGTGGCAAGTGTTGCAAGGTAAACGCCAATAACAAGTTTTTTCATGTTGTCTCCAGGTCAAAAAGGCGCATCGTCCATATCATCAAACCCACTAGAAGGCTTAGAAGCCTTTTTAACGGGCGCTGCTTCTTTAGGCTTGACTGACAGGCTCATAAACTTTTTACCCGTCTTCTCGGACGTTTTAAGCCATCCAGACACCCACAAGTCAACACCATTGACATTCAAACTTCCTTTGTAATCAGGATGGTTGTCTTGTTGCTTGTCATCGTTCTTAAAGATGGCTCCTCGATTTGCGTTATCGTATTGCATGGTTATTCCTTTGCTTTCTTGATTGAACTACGTGTTTTGCTGTCTAACAGCGACCACAACGCTACTTTTTGATCTGCCTCTAGGTTCTCCGAATCAAGCCTTGTCAGTGCTTGTTTCGGGTTGCCTTCAGCCACGTTAGCGACCAACTCGATCGCTAATTCTTTAAGGTACTGCATTTCTTCTTCAGGAATGTTGTCTGCAATACCTTGCGATGGGGTGATGATGACTTTTGCTGGCGCTGAATCAATCGCGTCATGTTCAACGATTTCCAGCGCTGCAACCCACAAATACCTGCGTAGGTAGGTTTGTACTGCCCCAAGGTTTTGGACCTCATGACAGCCCTTTAAAGCAGCCGTAGACATGGGGCTTGTGATAACAATGGTGTCGCCATCCGTATTGTTAACAATCTTCATTTCTGCCAAATCAGCGCCAAAGCTAATAACGGAAGTTAAACCATTCCTTTTGAAGATCTCCAAAGCCGGGATGATGAAATCACCAAGCTCAAAATACTTGTAGCCAGCAAACTTGTTGTGGCCTGTTTTTACAAGCTTTGTTTGGTGAAAGGCTTCACGGGCAACGTTCAGTTTTTGATAGACGTTCATTTTGATTCCTTCAGTAAGTTTTTAGTTTCTTCATCCAGGTCTTCATATTCAACCCAGTGATTTTCTTGACAGCAAGAGCGTTTGTCTCCTCGCTCTTCAGCGCAGTAAGCGCAGAATTGTACGCCTTCAAAGTCAGTCATTGCGGCCTCTTTATTGGTTGAGCCAAAAGCCACTTGTCGCCAAGATTCCTGATTGATTTAACCCACTGGCGGCAGTTGTGGCGCTGAATGTGTGTGGGTACACCAGCTACGCAGAACAAGCTGCGCACCCTTGTAAGTTGCGCTGTATTCATTCCTGCTCCTTTGGCTCAGTCTTAACCAAGTCAACGCTTGAAGGTATGTCGCGGTAAGAACCTCCGACAACCTCGTTAAAGCCGTAGCCCTCGACCAATTTATTGGCATAGTCAAGCAAGATTTTTTCAACTTCCTGACGCGATAAAGTGATTTTCATATCATTCCTTTGGTTGTGTTGAGCCTCAATCTTATGGGTCTGCAACAAAAAAAACATTAGGACAAACCCTAATAGACAATACTTTTTTTTGCTGTAATCTTTGCGCTATGAACACACACGACAAAGATGAATACGAGGCCAGTGAAGCATTGCTAGACTATGCAATTTCACTTGTGACTCGTTACACAGACCATCCTGGCGATGTAGATGCGGCCACAAAAGCCCTTCTGATCGTTACGCTGGAACACCTTTTCAACCGGAGAATTTACATTGAGCAAATCACTCGCTAAGTTGTTTTATCTTGAACAACTCGCAAAGACCAACGACCATCACCGAAAAATTTCCAAGCGTATGCTTTGGCGTTTTGATGTTGGTGCAGCACTTATCAGAGATGAGTTACTGAATGAAGGTTACATCAAGCTGGAAAGGTCTGAGCGCATTGGCAAAACGAGCAAGAACAATCATTTCTATGTTTTGACTGGTAAAAAGTTTGTACACAACAAAGAGTCTGAAAAAAAAGTTTCCATGACGGAGTTTTGGCCTTGTGGCACAAAGAAATCAACAGGCAATGCTTTTGACCTGTCAACAGCCAAAGGCTTGTTTAACAAGGCAGAGCTTGCTGCATCCATGAACAAAGGCAAGCCTAACAACTACAACACACCAGTGCAAGTGATTGCATATTCAAGGGCATAAACATGAGCAAAAAAATGACAAGCTGGTTTCCAGCAAAAATTAAGCCCGTGCATGTCGGGGTGTACGAGACAGACCTTGTTGGCTTGTTGGGGTACAGCTTTTGGGACGGCAAATGGTGGTGTGACACAGCGCAATCTCCCGAGTTAACAAACAAACGGATGGGGATGCAACAAAAAAAATGGCGTGGATTTAAGGTAAAACAAGCATGACATACACAACAGACCCTGCAATCCAATGCGAAGGCAAGGACAAGCTGCCTACTAAAGAACTGGCTCTAGTTATCGTTGGAAGGCGTAGAGACAGCCCAATGGAGGCTTATCGCTGCCCACATTGCAGTTTTTGGCACGTAGGCCATGCAACACCTAAACAGAAGACTTTGAAGAGATCGCCAAAATGAGCAAGGGAAGTTCACCAAGACCGTTCTCTGTATCCGCAGAGGATTTTTCAGCCCGATGGGAAACCATCTTTTCTAAAGGAAAGTCAAATGTTAACAATGTTCAAAAAGAAGCCTGTCAGTCAGACGGAACGAATCAAGGTACTGTTAGCCAGGAAGGAAGGCGCGACAGCAGCGGAAATAGCCCGTTACCTGCCGACAACAAGCCCTCACAGTAAGATGGCTCGAATGGTCCGCACTCATGGCTGGACGATTACTAAGCGTGACAATCCAGACGGAACCAAACAATACTTTGGCAAGCCACCAAAGAAGTGATATAGTATTGTGAAACCCGGATACCAAGGAAGTCATGAGCCTTGGGAAAAGCGTCCCCACCTCGCCTTCCGTTGGTTTCTTTCAAGGTGGCTCATTGTTAAAAGGTGCGGCTTATGGCTAAGAAAAGCTATTCCGAAAAATTGCTAGACCCTCGTTGGCAACAGATGCGTTTGCGCGTCTATGAGCGTGACGGATTTGCTTGTAGATGCTGCGGAAGCACGACAAAAACGCTTCATGCCCATCATTCTCACTATCACCCTTATTCTGAAGGCCCGTGGGATTACGACTCTGAAACAATCATAACTTTATGTGCTGATTGTCATTCCGATCAACACGCGGAAAGCGAAGGCTGCAAGGCCAATGTGATACTTTCTTTGGCAAAAATTGGCTATTGGAATTGTTACGACCTTGATGGTTTGTGCGACATTCTTTCGGTTTTGACAAAAGAAGATTTGGTCAATATGTTTCTGGAGAAGGCCAATGGCACGAATCAGAACAGTTAAGCCTGAGTTGTTTAGGCATGAAGCACTTTTCGAAGCGGAGCAGCAAAACAAATTGCCTTTGCGTTTGGCATACATTGGATTGTTTACGGCTTGTGATCGAGAAGGTAGATTTAAATGGAAACCTAGAGCATTGAAGTTAGATGTTCTTCCATACGATCAAGTTGACTTTTCACGCGTGCTTGACGCGTTAGTCACGCATGGATTTATTGTCAAATATTCTTTTGAAGGCGATGAATTTGGCTGTATTCCATCTTGGTCACAACATCAGGTAATTAACAACAGAGAGTCAACATCTTTGCTGCCTTCCCCTGAAGAATCAACAACTTGCACGCATGAGTCACGCGTGGTTGACGCGTCAGTCACGCCTCTTGTGCATACTCAAGTGGAAGGGAAGGGAAGGGAAGGGAAAAGGAAGGGAAATGACTCGTTAGTAACGCGGCCTGATTTTGTTAATGAGCAAATTTGGAATGATTGGCTTGTAATCAGGAAGAAGAAGGATGCTCCACTGACTCAAACCGCTTGGGAGTTGTTTTCAAATCAAGTCAATAAAGCTGGCTGGACTCTTGAGGACGCAATCAAAGAGTGCTGTTTGCGTACATGGGCGAGTTTTAAAGCTGAGTGGGTTGCGCCAAAACCTACTTTTGCTCAACAAGCTGCTGACGTTGCCAGGACAACAGTTCCTGCCCAACACACTGGCCCTGACCCTGTGCTGCTGAAGATTGAAGCTGACAGACAAAAAGCAGCGCCCATGCCTGACCACATTCGCCAGCAAATCAATCAAGTTTTGAGGAAAGCATGAGCCACTATCAAGCAATGCAAATCTTGGACAAGGTGCGTGAAGGCGTACCTTACCCGCAACACATCATTGACGCAGCACTCAGGCTAACAGGTGACTTAGGGTAAATACTGATGGCATACAGCAGAAAAGAAATATCTAATCAAGGCGACAGATACATGATTGAGCTTGGTGAAGCTCGGGTCTTGTACAGGACTTACGAATCAACAGGACAGAAGGTGTTGACGCCTGTTCGCATGGAGTGGCTTGAGAAGCGATATGGAACAGGTGCTGTTGTAAGAATTCGTGACTACATGAAGAAACTTCAATCTGGAGAACTTGAATGAGCAGCGTACATGCAATAACCGAAGACATACAGTTTGAGGCAAAAATCGCATCGTTTTATGAACTTGATGCTGCCGCAAAAAAAGACATTCTTGAAGCTATTGGTAGAGTGCTACGCGAGAAAGGAAAAAATCATGATTTTCTTGTTTGGCGTGTTCAAATGACTAGCAAAAAATGAGATACGCTGCCAGAGTAGACGCAAACCAAGCGCAAATAGTGTCAGCACTTAGAGCCGCTGGCGCTTATGTTTGGATCATTGGCTTGCCAGTTGATCTTTTGGTTGGATACAACAATCAGACATTCTTGGTTGAAATCAAGGATGGCCCTAAAAAGCGTTTAACAAAGCTACAACAAGACTTTTTCGAAAATTGGTCTGGTAGTACGTTGGCAAGGATTGATGGCCCTGAAGCGGCTTTACGCATGATCGGGGTTGTAAATTGAAAGCCACTTTGTATAACGCTCAACAAGCGCACACAGTCCTGAAAGATGTTTGGCAAAAAGCCAAGCCTTACTTGCTGGCTGGCAACAAGCTGATGCTGACGATTGAGAAAGAATCAAAAAGCCGCGACCAGGAAGAGATGTATCACGCAATCATTGGGCAGATCGCAAAGCAAGCAAGCCACTTAGGCGCTAAATGGTCACAAGAGGATTGGAAGCGTTTTCTTGTTTGGCAGTTTGCAAAAGAGGTTGGTATCAGCACTGGCAAGTTAGTTCCTAGTCTTGATGGCACTGGAATTGTTCAGCTTGGACTGCAAACAAGGAAGTTTAAGAAAGACGAGTCAAGTCAGTTCATTGAATGGCTGTTTGCTTGGGGTGCAGAAAACGGGGTGACATTTGATGAAAAAAGTTGAAATTGGTAACGCTACTTTGTATCTTGGCGATTGCATGGATATTCTGCCAACGCTTGATAAGGTGGATGCAGTGATTACTGACCCGCCTTATGGCATCAATGAAAACAGCAAGAAAGTTGCGAGCCGTGTAAACTTGGCAGCACCTAAAGATTATGGTAATTTTGATTGGGACAAAGCGCCACCAAATCCTGAAGTAATTGAATTGATCCGAACCAAAGGCGAATGTCAAGCCTTTTTTGGCGGTAATTATTTTTACCTTCCACCAACATCATGCTGGTTGGTATGGGACAAGATGAATAGCGGTGATTTTGCTGATTGTGAGCTAGTATGGACAAACTGGCCAAAAGCCGTTCGCCGTATTCAGTGGCGATGGAACGGCATGATTCGCCAAGGTAATGAGGAACGCTATCACCCAACACAAAAGCCGCTTGAGGTAATGAAGTGGGTCATTGAGCTTTGCCCTGAATCTAAAACTATTCTTGACCCATTTATGGGAAGCGGCACAACAGGCGTGGCTGCTGTTCAGATGGGGCGCAAGTTCATAGGCATTGAGCGTGAACTAAAGTACTTTGACATTGCTTGCAAGCGTATCGAGCAAGCCGTGGCGCAAGGCCAGCTTTTCACGCCAGAGCCGGTGACGCAAACGCAAGAGGCCATGTTTTGACCAAGGATGAAAAGGCCCATAAGAACGCAGTCGCTGAATTGGGTTGCGCTCTTTGTTATCACTTACATGGAGATCATGACCCAGCACCCGTAGAGCTTCACCACTTAAGAGCAGGTGGCTGGGGAAAAGGTGACTACAAGACACTTATTCCATTATGCGCTGAACACCATCGAGGAAACACTGGTGTTCATGGCCTTGGAACAAAAGGATTTGTTAAGCACTACGGCATCACACAACAAGAACTGCTTGATTGGACACTTCTAAGGGTTTTCACCAATACACAAAGTTGATAAGCCGCTAGACAATAGAAGCTCATTAACCAAGGAATGTTATGACCGAATTCAAATACAACACGACATTGAACGGCGGCGCTATCACTGTTTACATGAGGATTGATCGAGACTTTGACGAAGATGGTGAAAGCATTCACACAAATCTTAATTACGTTGACTACTACGGAACTGACGTAACAGAGATTCTTTCCAAAGAGCAACTGACAGCATTAGAGATGGAAGCAGAAGCCGCCATGTCTGATTACAGCTTTGAGCAAAATAACGTATGAAATGCTGCAACCAGGACTGCCAACAAGGCAGACATTGCGCTATCCGTAAAGAGCGCATCCGCCAAGCCAAAGAAGTTCTTGATAAAGACACACCTGTAAGCAAGCAGGTAACTTGGGCACTGTGGGCCTTCATCGTGTTGATGCTTGGCATGTTGACATTGAGAAGCTGTTTATGAGCTTGATTGAACGCTTAAAAAACCCAGAGGACCACTACGAGCTCACCGACCCCAAGAAAGCCAATGCCGTGCTGATGAGTCTGTGCCAAGAGGCTGCTGATGCACTGGCAGCACCTGTGCAAGAGCCTGTGGCGTTTGTACATAATGAAACAGGCTTGTTGCGCCAAGCAAATAGGGCAAAAGGTGGCGACTTTGAACCAAGACACTGGACGCCCCTCTACACCACCACACCCGCAGCAAAGCGGCAACACGAGGATGACAAATGATGCCGTCAACCAGAGCGGAGGCCAAAGCCTTTGGTGGGTCTCATTATTTTACCGGAGAGCCGTGCCGTAACGGGCACATTGAACCACGCTTTACTGGCTCTGGAGTGTGCATGGCTTGCGCCAGAGAAAAGTCGCAAAAATGGACTGCACTTAACCGGGATAAGTACCTTGAACGCAAGACCATTGCGAACGATAAACGAGCAGAAAAGAACAGGCAATACGCTGCTGAATGGAGGAGCAAACACCCAAGCCGCAAGAACGCACTTGAATCTGTCCGCCGAGCAACCTGTCGACAGCAAACACCATCATGGGCAGATCAAGATCAGATTGTTATGTGGTACGAGGTCGCCAATGTGCTTAGTCGTGGCGGCGTAAAGTTTCACGTTGACCACGTTTTCCCTTTGCGAGGCAAAGATGTTTGTGGGCTGCACTCTCAGGACAATTTACAAGTCTTGCCGTGGCATTTGAATTTGAAGAAAAGCAATCGTTTATGAAAATCGCAACAAGTGAACTTGAGCATCTGCGTGAAGAAGTAAAAAACTGTCATCGCATCATAAAAAACTTGCAAAAAAAGCGCGAGTTTGTTGGGTTGACAGATGAGGAAATACAAACAGCATGGGACAGCGTAATGGACGGCGCTGTGTTTACTCGCAGGGAAGTTTACAAAGCCATCGAAGCCAAATTAAGGAGCAAGAACAATGGATAAGCAAGAAATTAATTGG